TACGAAACCACTCACGAGACTCGCGCTTGACTGATGGCGCAACTCCCGCTTGCATTCCTCTTTGCAGTATAGTATCGAAGACATATGCGACCAAAACTTTACTCCTGCTGATTCAAGCTATTTATAGCTCGTTTCGTCGCACTGATTTTTCTTTTAGTTTCTTCAGACATAGGACCACGAACAGGAGGATTTTCAGCCCATTGTTTTTTGGCAGCAGCTGCTATCTTTTGCTTAGTTTCTTCTGAGAAAGGCTTGCGTTTTTTGCCTTTTTTTCCGCGCGAAATTGCTGCTCGAGCTTCTGGAGTACGAGCGCGACCTTTCATCTTTTGCGATTGAATTAGCTTTTGCTCTTCGGAACATGGAATTCCTTTATTCCATGGCGGAGCACATTTCCATGGATAATGTTCCACAGAACTATAGTCGCATTCGAATGGAGGAAGATTTAATGCTTCTGCGATAGGATCATAAATATTCATGCTGGCGCTCCTTGTAAGCGTTAGAGTGGATGGGAGTTGGCGCTCCGCGATCCACATTATTTATAATCATGTGAAGTTGACATCTTTTTCTGTTAACACAACAAATTGCCAATTCCTGTCTAGACAATACTCATTAGCTGCTTCCCACTTAGCTTGATTGATTCCATATGTCGCCACTTCTCGAAGATATTTCTTCGTGGGCTTCGATCCGTTCTTCTTGACTGTCGGAGGAATTGATTGTGAGCGGGGTTTAATCTCAATCATCTTAACACTGATTTTCCCATCCTTGTCTCGCATTTTAATAATAAAGTCAGGGAAATATCTATGCCACTTTCCATCTAGCGGAGACTTATATGGAATGAATAGCTCTTCCGATGCCCATTGAATGATATTGGGATTGGTGTCGATGTAATTCATAAAGCGAAGTTCCCACGACGATCTGTAAACAATCTTCGTTGGATCGCCTTTATACTTCTGTGGATTCTTTGGGACGAAACGTCCTTTGTAAGGTGCCATGGTCCATTATGTAGTGAATAAATAGAGCAACGAAAAGGAGATTCCATGGCAACCCCAGCAGCAAAATTAGCAGCGGCAAGATTAGGAACCACGGGTGGTATTGTTGCGCTGACCGCAGGTGTTGTCGGTACAGCATTTGCTGGAGGAGTTAGCTCAGGACTTATCGGTGCTCTCGCTGGTCCAGATCCATATAAAGGAGATGCAGCTCAGTTTCCAGAAGAGCTGCAGGAAAATGATCACTGGATTGAGTTTACTGCAAAGCAGACTCGCGGCGTTGCTGAGTCAGACATAGCATCATTATTCGGAAGCATTGGTTCAACGACTCTTGGTGGAACAATCCGTCTTCCAATGCCATCTAATCTATCAACAGATTATAATCCAGAATATTCTACACCAGATCTAGGTCCTGCCCTGGGTATGGCTCTTAAGCCGTCAGATCAAGCTATCTACAATAATAATACAATGGGAAATCAAGCGCTCATTGGTAATAGCTTGCAGGGATTGATTACAGCTGCTGGCGCTGGTGGCGTTGGTGGTGCAGCACAAGCCAGTCTCAGCGCAGTAAATGCTATTGGTGGCGAAGGAGCAGCGGCTGCGTTGCTTAAAGTCGCCGGCGGTGTAGCAATTAATCCACATAAGATTGTGTTGTTTACGGGCGTTGGATTCCGTGATCACTCATTCAGCTGGAAACTATCTCCAAAGACTCGCGAAGAATCAAATGCTATTCGCAAGATCATTAATATGTTCACATATTATTCCCATCCAGAATATGTTGCTGGCGGATTGTTTCTGAAGTATCCAGAGTTCTTTACTATTAAATTCCGCCATCCGAACTATCTGTTTAATCTGCAGCCATCTGTTTGCACGGACGTTCGCGTCAATTATCACGGACAAGGATATCCAGCATATATTCGTGATTCTGACGGCGGCGGAGATCCTGCTCCAGCTGAAATTGAATTATCGTTGACATTTAAGGAAACAGAGATTGTTACGAAGCAGTCTCTCAATCCAAGCATTGATGTTACGAATAATCAAGCAACTCGCGGAATGCCACTGTTTAATGTAGCTCCAGGCGACAAAGAAGATAGAGATCGCGCATGGGAAGCACAGGGAAGAAGATGGAGACGATAAATGGCTCATTACTTTAGACCGTTTCCAACTATATCTTATAGAGTGCCAGGATCAAAGAATTCGATTCCTGCGATTGATATTACTCGTCGTTTCTCTGTAGCCAATTTTATTAATAATTCTAAAGCATCGTTCGACGAATATCATATTGGTGATGGCGAGCGTCCCGATATGATCGCTTATGACTATTATCAGGACGAAACGCTAGACTGGCTTATTCTGCTGACGAACGAGATTTTAGATCCATATTTCGAGTGGCCGCGCTCGTATGAGCAGATGCAGGCGTATATTACGCAGAAATATGGCAGCATCGCAGCAGCTAATCAGACAGTCCATCACTATGAAAAGATCATTCAGCAGCAGCAAATTATCAACGATCGCGGAGAACAGAGAATTCTGCCAGAAAAAACGCTGATTGTTGACTACACAACATACACTACATTAACGAGCAGTGAAAGAAGAATCGTTTCGAACTACGATTATGAGATTAAAGCAAACGACGATCGTCGCCACATTTATCTCATCGATCTGCACTATACACAGCTGATTAAAGAACAGCATCCTTATATCTTTGAGGAAGGTGCGCCTATCAGATGACAACGAATATTGGTGGTGGTAATTTAACAGGATGCACGATTAACGGACAAGATGTTCGTAATCTCGTGTTCATGTTAGAATACTTCGAGAGCATTTATTCATCAACCGCTTCATGTAATATCACGCTCAATGACGCAGCTGGATTCTTTCAGAAAGCTGCGCTCAAGGGTGGCGAAGACGTATCTATTTCGTTTGGTAATCGCGAGGGATCGACGATACGCATGAACTTCAAGGTTGGCAAGGTTGGCGATCGCGTTCGTGCTAAAGAAAATCTCGATATGTATATGATTACCTGTGTCCCTCAAGAATTCCTGGAACAAAATCAAAAAGAAATCGTGAAGGCATATAAGGACAAGAAAGTGTCCGATATGGCTAAAGACTGGCATGAGGAATATGTTAAGGGATCAAACACACTCAAGAAAGATCTGGTAACCAACGAGGAAACGAAAGATCGACAGAGCTACTATGGGACTGGTCGTTCTCCCGTAACTGCTATTCGTTGGGCTGCAAAAGAAGGATATTCGGCAGAAGCAAAAGCATCGAACTATGTTTATTTTCAAGATCGCGATGGATATCATTTCCGCACGATTGATAAGATGCTACAGGGAAGCTCGATTGCTACGCTATCTTATTCAGCGCAGAATCTAGGTGCAGCTGGCGGTAATCCTGCTGATAAGATTATTTCATTCGATCAGAAGAATGACGTAGATAATATTGATTCTAGCTTTAATGGCGCGGATAGTGATCACTGGTATTATTATGATCCCACAACAGGGAAAGTCGCTGGCGGATCAAAGCGCGATGGAGCTGGAGATACAACACATACTGGCAAAACGCAGATTACGCAAAAGCAGCAATCTGCTCGCGGTGAACGATTTAATTTCGTTATTGCTCCAGGTGCTACTAAAAGCAAATTCCGTGATGCGCGCGATCCAAAGGTAGCAGAAAATAAAAGAACTTTGGCTGAACATGGCGCAAAATCATCAGCGGCTATTCAGCTAGATAATCTAATCATGAATGTTCGCGTTCCGGGTGACATTAAATATAAACCGGGGGTAAAAGTCAAACTAAGTATTCCTGCGAACCAAGAAGAAGGTTCGTTGGATAAGCGTTCCGGATATTATCTTGTGACTTCAGTTCGTCATGTAACGTATCGCGATGATAAAGACTTTAAGTATGATGTAATTCTTGAGTGTAAGAGCGACTCGCAGAATAAAGATAAGACTGCTGGCGTTGGAGGATTAGCTTAATGGCTGAGTTTGGCACAGTAATGGGTCAAGATGGTCTTAAGTGGTGGATTGGGACCGTCGAAGATCGTGGAACAGGTCAGTTCTCTGGACAGAAAGATGAGCTGAAACTAGGACGTATCAAGGTAAGAATCAAGGGACATCACACAGAAGATAAGAGTAAACTTCCCACAAAAGATCTTCCATGGTGTTATGTTATGATGCCAACAACATCTGCTTCTATCAGCGGTATCGGACATTCTCCTACTGGAATTGTTGAGAATTCAAAAGTGTTAGGATTTTTTATGGACGGCGACGGAGGACAAGTTCCTATTGTGTTTGGTGTGCTTCCGCATATTCAGCAGAAAAGAGACGCCGAGCCTACTGCTCCAGGATCGGGTAGCGCATAATGGCTAAAATTACTGTTAAACCATTAACGACTTCGAACACAACGCCTACTCTGACAGGTACAGTTGAGTTTGAACGATTTGACACACAGGGAAATCCTAAACACACAATCCAAGTTGTTGTGAATTATAACACATACAAGTTGTTTGACGGCAATCTTGGATTAGATGAAACTAAGACTCCTAACATATGGAAGCTGCATTTCAGCGAGCCACTGTATGCAAATTATGTTTATGACGTAGAAGCGCAAGTAATTGACATTTCTACGAACACTGTTATTGCTTCCGACGATTCGTATGCAGAATTAACTATTACGAATCCGCCAGTTCAAGTAACTCAGCGTCAGTCAAATATGAATCTGCTGCAAAAGATTGCTACAGTTTCATTACTGATGAACAGCCTAAACAGATTGTTTGGCGGACAGAACGGCATCGGTGACAATCCATCTGTTCATCCAGTAAAAGACGATGATTCTTCAACTTCTTTGTCTGGTCGTGCTGACGAAGAACGAAACGAAGATCCGAGAGTTAAAGATAAAAAAGCAAGACAAGCTCCGAACAAAATACCGCTTCCTCCAAAGAAGCATAATATGGATGTGACTGCTGGCGATGCGGGCGAACCTGGATTCAGCGGCGCTTCTGGTGATATTCTTGCAGAAGCCTTGAAGCCAGAAGATGCGCCTAAGATGGATGAAGCAGATCGACTATTAGCTGAAGCACAAGCACAGCGCGAGCGCGATGCAGCTGACGCTATTGATGATGCGTCGATGGCAGCAGCTCCAGCAGAACGAGCAAAGCTAGTAGAAATGCAACAGCAGGACGCAGCAATCGCAGCAGGAGCAACTCCCGCTTCCGTAGGAGCGCGTGCTTCAGCAAGAACATTTGGTAACGCAGTTGCTGCGTCGGCAGCGGCAAGAGGTAATTGATGCCAACAACAGATGAAGTAAAACCCGGTGGTGATAGTGCCAAGTATCTTGGTAATCACGTTATTACATTTGAAGCCGGACATAAAATTGAAATCGACAACTCTCCTGGCGATAGACGTATTCACATCTATCATGCTTCTGGTACATTCATCGAGATTAAAGACGATGGAATGCGTATCACGAAGATTGAAGGAAAAGATCAGGAATATGTCAACGGTCAAAAAGATCTGTCGATTAAAGGTGGCGACTTCAATATTTCAGTAGATGGTAATGTGTTGCTACACGCAACAGGAGATCTTAAACACGAAGTCAAAGGCAATTACGAAATCATTACACATGGCGATTTCCGCGTTAAATCTGCTGGTAATCATTTCGTAGAAGCTGGCGCAGATCAGCGTGTTCAGATTAATGGTAAGACTTCACATCGCACATCAAGCGATCGCGAAGAAATTACGGGCGGCGCTAAGACTGATACTATCAATCGCGATCTAAATCAAACTGTTGGCGGAGAACATACACAGATCATATCTAAAGATGGTTCAGTTCTAGTCGGTGGAGAATATCAGCTCGTAGCAACTACAGGTATGGGACTTGGATCTGGTGGACAGCTAGGTATTGCTTCCGCAGATATTATGAAACTGAAATCAGAAACACAGATACAGACTCGCGCAGTAACTGGTACATTTATTAGAGACTCTTATTATGTTGAAGTCAGAAGCTCTGGCGCGGGTGGAAGTCTTCTTGTAGCCGACGGATACAAAGCTGCTGTGTTCTCAAAAGACAACGACGTTCGTATCAGTGCCGGTGGCAAGTTCTTGACAGAAACTGATGGCGGCTCGCAGTTGGATACTGCTGGTCTGATTGCACCAATCGGTAAATACTACAACGGATAAGGATTATAATATGTCGGAAGAAAAGAAAGAAGAACCAGTCAATCAACCAATTAAACCAAACACTCCTGTTCAGTTTTAAGGTAAGATATGGATCAGCTTCAGATTGACTTTACGCTCAAATCACTCTATCCGAGTATTCTTCCTGGCGATCAGGGAGCATACAATGGCAGATATTACACATACAAGGGAACTGATGTAGTATTCAATCAGATCGACGAGCTGAAGCGAATCAGTCCAGATCTTATTGATCCGATCGTATGTAAACGTATGTTGGCTGATCCGTTAAATTATAAAGTTCCTCGATATCAGATGGATCCTTCTATTAATGCTGCTCTGCGCGGTGATCTTAGAGGTATTCAAAACGGAGCTGTTGGTGTTGCGTTAGGATCAGCGATTGCGCGTGGTGATCTAGACGTAGCGTTTGCGACTGGTGCTATCGGAGGACTAACTAAGAATGCTGCGTTAGGAGCAGCAGTTGGTGGAGCATTACAAGGTGGAGCTGTTGGTGCAGTCGCTGGCGGTGTATTAGGTAATGCTTTGAAAGGTCCTCTTGGTCCTGTTCTTGGCGGAGCGCTCGGCGGAGCGCTTGGTGGACAATTAGGTAATCTTGCTTCTAATTTCTTGCCTCCTGGTCTTGATGCTCCAATCGAAGCTGTAAAAGGAGTGATTGGTAATCTTACTAAACAACTTCCGCTTAAGACGGGAGGAGCAGCTGATATTGTCAATAAGATCGTATTAGTGAAGTCGATAATGAATCTAGGTATCAAAGGTCCTGGATCATTAATCTTTGCAGCAATTAGTAAGAATCTTCTTTCTGATATTCCTGGACTTGATGCGCTCAAGGGAGTTGTTACGCTGCAGAGTCAAGTCGCGGGACTTGCTGCGCTTGCAAGTAATCCAATTGCGTTTGCTGCACAAGCTGCTGGCATCAAGCAAATGTTCCCGATGATTGATGTCAATCGTCTTGCTGCTAATATGATTGCTGGAGCTGCTCTTGGGGCAATTGGCGGAAAGGGATTCAATATCAAGTCGATGGTTCCTAATCTAGCATTCTCGGCTGCCGGTATTGCCCTCAGAGCTATTCCAGGCATTACGCCAACGAAAGATGCTCGCGCTCCGAAAAAGACTCCTCGTCCTCCAGCTCCGCGCAAACCGGTTCAGCTCAAGAATTTGTTTGCGGAAGCTGGTGCTGCTTCAACTATGTCTAATCTGAATAAGCCACTGTCGCAGTTCATGGGCATCATGTCGACTGTTGCTCCAGCTGTCAATCAAATCAGTGATAGCGCTCCTAAGACTTCATACGGAACGCAGAAATTGATTGGTAATGCAAACACAGTTAATTGGGGTTCTGGTGGATACGGAATCAAAGTTGATCCTCGTGAAAAGCAGCGTATGGATTTAACAGCTAAGATTGAAAAGCATACTCAGGAACTAGAATCTATGGTTGATTACAGCAAGTTGACATCGATGAGCTATCCTGAGCTGATTAAAAAGTATCCAGGCATTAAACCAACAATGACTGTAGCAGAAGCAATGCAAGTCATTATGGATCAGGATGCTAAAACGGCAAATACAGTTACTAGCAGCGCCTGAATACATTTCATATTATAATGGTGTTTAGCGAAGTTGTCAAGAGGTTTTTTCTGAATAAATAAGGCAAAGGGACTAAAATGAAGAAAAGACCATTACCAGCTTCACTCACTAAGATTACGAATCGAGACTTCGATTTGCAGTTTCGTCGTCATCCGTCGACGGGTAAGCTGTTAATGAAGAAAGATGACGAAGCAGTAAAACAGGCTTTAAAGAATCTTATTCTAACTAATAACTATGAACGTCCGTTTCGAAACAACTATGGCGGAAACGTTCGTTCCAGACTATTCGATCTGTTCACTAGCACCACTCGCGACGACTTTGAAACTCTGATTGAAAACGCGATTAAGAATTATGAGCCAAGAGTTCAGTTGTTAAGCGGTGGTGTTTCTGTAGTTGAACGTATCGACGAAAACACGCTTATTATAACGATTCGCTTCCGAAACGTAGCAACGCTTAATGAGCTTACAATAGACATCAATCTTAACAGGGTCCGCTAATGGCAACGAATACAGATCTTATCGTAACAGGATTGGACTTTGATACGATTCGTGCCAATCTGCGCAACTATATCGCAAGCAAGCCAGAGTTTTCTGACTATGATTTTACGGATTCTGCTCTCGGATCTCTACTTGATCTTCTTGCATACAACACATACTATAATGCGTTCTATGCTAACATGGCTACGAACGAAGGATTCCTCGATACTGCGCAGCTGTATGACAGCGTTGTTTCACACGCAAAAACGCTAGGATATACTCCGACGAGCGCGCACGGAGCATCAGCCAACATTCAGTTGATCTTTACGAATAGCATTGCTAATTCGACGTTCCGCTCAATTCGCGTCCCAAAGAATACTCAGTTCACAACAGTTGTTAATGGTGTTTCATATTCATTCGTTACGCCACAGACATACACGATATCAGCTAACTCGTCTGGTGGCTTCTCACGATACATTGATATCGTAGAAGGCGTTCCGCTTACACATCGTTTCGTTTACAACAGGACTTCAAATACTTCATTCGTTCTGCCAAACGAAAACGTAGATACACGCAGCATCACTGTTTCGGTTTCATCTAATGGAAATACTCAAACATATGTTCTAGCGGATGATATTG